GAGGTAGGTGCAATCTTGACATCTACTAGAGTTCCCATAAGTGGGAATAGTAGGGCGTCAACAGCACCAGCTCCGAAGTCCTGGTGGAAGTCAAGAGATACAGATGCGTCTTTTAACCCGCCAATCCTAGCGCGATAGCTAGAACCGAAGCTGGTCGTTTCGATTTCATCTGCGGTAATGTCTAAAGTTACAGAAGCGATTGAAGTGCTGAGAACAGCAGTTCCAACTGTCACCTTGTAGTCTTGTGCGTAAAATTTTGCCAATTTATTTCTCCTAGTTTGCTATTACTGTGACTGTAAAGTCAGCAGCGAGGTATGTTGTATCACTGATTGTCACCGAACCAACTGAGTTCATTGACACGACTCGGCAGTCGTAGGCATATCCACCAAGAGTCTTGTTTGATTCTATCGCATTTTTGACACTATTTGCGCCTGGCGTGATGTAAGCATCTAGCTTGCGCTGAGCTTCTCTTTCAGCAGTCCTACCGACAATGACAGTAATGGTAAAAGTATAGTTGGTCATGCCTTTTGCGAAGGATTGGTCGTATGTGACCGAATCTAGGCTAACAACTGCAATAGGCGGGTTAGGCAGGTCAGGGATTTCTGCTGCTGTTCTAAGCCCTGGTATTGTGGCGAGGTTTGCAGCTAGGGCAGTCCTAATCTGACTTATGCTCATTAGCCGAAGTTTCTCATAATTCTAAATGGCATGGCAAGTTGTTCAACATCTGGGTCCAGGTAGCGACCAACGCGGATAGCTCCCATGTCGCCGAATCCAGCAACACCTAGAGGCGAGTCAAGGCGCTTGAAAAGCCTTGACGACTGAATTACTGTTGCTTGTTTGATAGCGATTGGAACGGCAGAGAAGCCCCAAACACCTGTGATACGGCAAAGAGCTTGCTGGTCAACAACAGGCCAAGTGTAATCACCAACAGCCCTAATGCCTGTGTATGGCATGTAGAGTCCGTCAGAGCGGCTGTTTAGAGGCTCTAATTGAAAATCGTTAGCGCCCCAAACTACATAAGTATCTCCAACTTCATCGGTAGAGGATACTACTGAAATTGAAATGGCATCGTCAATAATAAGGTTTAGGGCATCGGTAGCAGCAAAGTTTCTAGTAGCTGTTCCAGCATTGTAAAAGGTGCGGGCTGTGTAGCCGTCAATCATCCGAGAAGCAGACTCAATAGCAACCTCTATGAGTGTGTCATCGAGATTGTCTGTGATGCGAAGTGAATTTTTTACTTCTTGAAGTGTGGCGTAGCCGTTAGTAATTGCCATAATGTTCCTATTCTACTGCTTGAAAAGGATACCGAAAAAGCCCTTTAGTCCCAAGAGTTCTCTCGTCTAATTCTAAGCGACCATTCCCCACCAGTCAGGTTGTTCTCAGCTCGTCTTTGCTCGTAAAGTCTTTGATTGATTGAGAAGGTGTAATTGTTCTTTGGCCCATACCCAGCAGCAATAGTAGAGCTATTGTCATGGTGGATTGTTGCGTGGATGCGCTTTTTGGGTATGCCATGAGCGTCAATGATTCTTTCATAGTCATTGTCATCAAAGTAAAGGGGATGGAACAATTCGCTACACAATCCAGCCTTTAGGATTACACCTTCCCCGATAGCAAGAAAACACCAGTCAGGAACGGCATCAGTAAAGTTCAAAGCCTCGGTGTCAACTTCGTTATGTATCTTTTCCAAAGCACCAGGAGCGCAGTAAGTATCCTCACTGGCAAATACCCAGTACTTAGCGTGGGGTGTGGACTTGATTACAAAGTTCATTGCTGCTGCTGGGCCTAAACCGAATGGAACTTGTATGAGCCAAAGGTTTTTTACTGTGTCTGGCTTGACAGGCTCAAATACTCGCTTACCAGAGTTGTCAACAATTACAAGATGCTCGACTGGATAATCAATCGAATCAATCATTCTTTGCGCTAGGTCGTGCCTTGCGTAAGTAGGAAAAGCTAGTACAGGTATCATTTCAGCAACTTTCTTAGGATAGGAAGCCAGTTCTCGGTCCACACTTTTTCAACATCAAACTTAGCAGCGAAGTCAACAGCAACTTGTGAAGTGCCACGCTCGGCTTTGTAAGATTCTTCTAGTGCGTTTACAAGGCTAGAAACATTGGGTGTCATCCACCAAGCATCTTGACCAGCATCCCAAGTGAGTTGCCCCTCAGTTAGCCAAGAGTCAGAGCTTACTAGGTCGGGTGTTGCTGCCCAGTTAGAACCGATTACTCTTGTGCCACAGGCTTGTGCTTCGACTGATGGAACTCCAAAGCCTTCTCCAAAGCTAGGAGCAAGTAATACATCCATCCTCGTATAAAGCGCAGCGAGGTCAGACTTAGCCAAACCGAATCGGTAGTCTTGTGGGTTTGGAAAGATTACCTGTTCTTTCTTTACTCCTAGCGATGCAAGGATATTTAGCAAGTTCCAGCCACCTGAGTAACCGAATGAGTCGGTGTGCAGGTATAGGACTGCATCAGGCTTGTCTTTGGCAAAGATACTAAAGGCAAGAATCAGCTCGCCATAGGCTTTGCGGTGAACTAGACCTGATGCTTTGTTGGCAGCAACTACTCCGACAACAAAAGTTTCTGGTGTTAGTCCTAGATACTCATTGATGTCATGCCCCCCGATTTTGTATGTCGGTTTGTAAACCTTTGTATCTATGCCGTGAGGTGCATACTCACATTCGATACCTTTGCTGTTTAGCTGTCTAACTCCGTGTGGTGACATAGCGATTGGTGTGACATTCTCTTTGCGTAAGAACTTATCTACGCCTGGTGGCAAGGTTACATGGTCGAGTGGTGTCCATGCGGCGATTGGAAACTCGTCATACTGAGCTGACCTCATAACCCAAACATCGTAAAGGCTAATAAACAAGTTTGGCTTCTCAAACTGAGAGATAAAGGTCTTGTGGTCTATTGGGCCAGAGTCGTTAGAGTATTGGTCTATTCCTCTGGGGTAATGTGGCACTTTTCCATAAGGGGTATTGATTGTGCTTGGGATTCCCTCAAGGCCATAGTTAGACAACATGGCAACATCGAGTCCCGAACGCTTAAGGCGGTCAACTAGCATCGTGGCCTGTTGGCCATAACCAGTAGGGGCGTTGTAGCTATTGGACCAGACGCTTACAGCTCCAGTCAGTTTCTCTTTATTAGTAGGCATACCTAGATGATAGCAAAAAAAGGCAGGGGCCACAGTCCTACGCTCTGTGACCCCCGCCAGCTTTTTACTGGGGGCTAGGGTTAGCTAGCTCCACCCTTGAAGTACCCGATATGGGTTGCATGGGTTAATCCACCGTCAAGTCTAATTAGACCTCTGTAAGTCACGGTGTCTGTGTTGAAAGCGAAATCGGCTGACTGGTCAACACGGATTCCACCTGCAACGCGAATCTTAAAACTCGGAAGATGCCCAAAAAGCACCGACTTCGTTCCAGTTCCTACTGCTGCAACATTTGGGTTCTCGAATACATTGTAGCCAAGCAAGGTTGCTGGCTGTCCTGGTACTGCTGAGTTGGTCCAGATGTAGTTTCCTGCGCCATCCTTCAACTTACGAGCGGCTGCGATACCTGACTTGCTCATCTGGAAACCTAGTCCTGGTAGTACACGAGCGCCATCAGCGATTCCGTATACAAGGTCAATTAGGTTTTCGTATGAAGCAGCGCCAGCAACGCCAGTTCCACCAGTTACTACTGAGCCAGCGGCGTCAGATAGCTTTGTGGTCATAGCTGAGTTAGCTGCTAGACCCAAAGAGGTTCCTAGCTGCTGTGCAATGTAGCTTGAAATGTTGAATCCTGCATCGCTTACCAATTCTGAAGCCACCTGTACAAGAGCTGCATATTTAGTAGCTCCTAGTGTGATGGATGAGAATGTTGGGTTCGACTCAGAGATGGTTCCTGCTGCTGCTACCGAACCAGAGGTTGAAGTAGCTGTAACAGTTGGGATTACTAGGTTCTCGCCAGAGGTGGTGTTGAAGATTTCAGAAACAGTTAGCATTGGGCCAACTAGCTGTGCAATCTCAAATACCTGGTCGTAGAAGCTCTGACCAACAGTGTTAGCTGATGGAACTAGAGTTCTGTTTTCACGAGCGAACTCGTAACCACGAGTTTCACCCATAGCGATTGAGCGAAGGATGTCAGCGTCAGAGTTATCTGCAACTGGCATTGATGGTGCGAATGAAGCCGCAGCCTCAGATGCGCGAGCTTCGCGGTCTGCTAGCTTGCGAGCGGTTTCGATAGCTGTGTCGGCTGAGTCAATGTCAGCTTCGATACGAGCAATCTTTTGGTTTTCTTCAGCGGATAGTCCACGCTTTTCAGCCTCAGCAAAGTCAAGAACTTCTCTTGCCTGTGCAATAAGGTTGTTGCGAGCATCCATCTGTGACTTGATAAAGTCAGACATTTGTATCTCCTAAATAGATTGATTTGGGGGTTTCTGCGGTGCTGACACTCAACAGACAGCGGTGCTTACACTCAACTGTTAGCTTCAAGTTTATAGGCAAAAGAAAACCCCAGCTCAGAAAGGGGGCTGAGCTGGGGTTAAAGAAACTCTATCGGGTTTCTTTGCTGTCCACAACCCGTGCTTCTTTGGCTGGGTTGTATGAGTTTGTGTTGTCTAGCTCCCAAACTGCGTTGGCTAGGTCATCAGCCATGTCAGCTATCGCGCCAACCGAAGGGTTGCCCGCAGCTTTTAGGATAGCCTTTTTGATTTCATCTTTGCTTGCCATGTTAAATCCTTTTCATTAGTAGGTCGAATTGTTTTTGCTTTAGGTCCAGCAGGTCAAGGCCGTTTTCAATTACTTCTCCTACCTCTGGCTGTGCCTTTAGCTTGTTTACTACATCCGTGATTAGCTCTGCACTCTTGTCGTCAAGTTCTTCACCAGACTCTAGCCTTAGCAAAGCGTCTGCTAGCTCGTCAGCATTGATGCTTGGGGCTGACCGAACTGTTGCTGTTGTTGCGGCATAGGCGGGGAAGGACACGATACTTGCCTCGAACAATCTGACTGACTCTAGTGTGCGAGTCTGTCCATCTCTTGACCAAGAATCTTTGATTACATTGAAGCCAAAGCTCATTGAGTCAATTACCTTAGTGCGAAGAAGCTCGGCAATGTCGCGGCCTCTTGTTGTGTTTGGAAGCTTTGCTGTAACTTTTAGTCCAACCGAGTCTTCTACCAACTGCATCGTTCCGCCTCTTAGGGAAGCCAGAGGCTCACCTGAGTCATGGTTCCAAAGAAGTTTGACCTCGTTACGAGATTGTAAAGAACGCTTGAAAGCACCTGGAGCAACATATTCGACAAAACCACCTAAGTCTTCTGATGGACTGTTGAACACAGAAGCGTAACCAGTAAAGGTCATGCCGTCACCCTCAGCTCTAACTTCAAAGTCAACGCTGTTGGTTCTTACCTCTGGCTCTTTTGACTGAGCCTGTGGTCCGTCAATCTTTAGGGCAATAGCTCTCGCTACATCTAGCCACTTGTTCTTATTGTCCATGCTGTTAGTTTCCTCTTGTCTAATTCTAGCAACAACCGAATCAGCATAGTCTTTAGTTCTTTGCGCTGCTCGCTTGCTTGGTCCAGAACCCCAAAGTAGATGAGCGACAACGCCTGCTGATGGATAGTTGTCAGATTGAGGATTAGCGTCAGGTGAGTCAAGGTCAACTAGGTGTCTAGCAATCCAAGCAGCTAACCGAATCCACTTATCGTCAGATACGCGACCTTCGGCCATGTCCCTAGCTTCTCTAATGGTCTTTGGCGTAACACCATCTCCAGCTAGACCTTCTTCATAGTATTCAAGTCCACGCCTAGCTGCTGCTCTCATGTAGGCAGGGGCTTCTTGATTTATAGCTCGTTCTTCATTGTTTGATTCCCAAGAGTTGCAATAGAAGCCACCATCTACAAAGTCATCCCAACGCTCACACCAAGCCTTGTCCCCCTCTGCGTTTACGCGTGACTCGTCAAAGAAAAAGCAGTTGCCACAAGCCCTACCCTCTGGAACATCCTCAGCTAAAGCTGGTCGGTAGTTGTCTGGAAGATTTGAACCTTCTTCTGCTTCAGGTTCATCAATTTCTTCAACTTCATAGGCAATCATCTTTGGTGTTGGTATCTTTTCCAACTGAAAAACATTGATAACCATTAGCTTCTCGCTAGGTGTAAAGATTCCGTCTTCATGTTTAAACAACCGAACAACAGCAAATTGTCCTTCGACCATTACAATCTGTGCTGCAACTTTAGGGTCAAGTGGGGACCAAGAAACAAAGTCATCAATAGCTAGTGAGCCAACTGCTGCTCTTTCGCCTACAAACTCAGTTCCCTCATCAATGCTGATAGCGACAGCCTGGTCAATGGCTGATTCCTTAGAGTCATGGCAACCGATTGACTCGCCGTTCTCTTTCTCAACAGCCCAGTTAGGGCAGTCAGGATTTGTCTGTGTGATGTAATAAGGCATTATTTGACCACCAGTATTCTTAGGTTGCAATTACTATCAGCGATTGCGTAAAGCTCATCCATCGGTAGTAACTGAATAACGCTTGTCTGTGTTGCAACAGCATGCATGCCATTGGTCAAGGTTACATCTGGCCCACCAATAAATATTTCCCTGTTTTGGTTATGTTCGTGATTGTGAATACAAACATGCTGGACACCAGTGCTGGGTGGAACTACGAGTGTTCTTACATTAGC